GGTGGATACACACACTTGGTAGTCGGGATTACGGTCCGAGGACGACGATTGCCCATAGTCAGCCAGGCTACTATGGCTACTCACACGAAGTCCTGTGCGAGCTTCTCGACGACAATCCCTGCTACATCATGCGTGCCGTCACGGTCAAGTACTACTTGCTTAAACATGTCAACCACTTCAAGCCCAGTCAATTGATACCTTTCCCAGCAGAACGCTGTAAAATCCTCATCTGACAAGAACATGCCATGCTTAGCATGGGCATTGATCTTGGAAGTGATGTTTTTCAGCGTCACACCTGCTGTTCGGGCATTCCAGGTAATCTCGGAAGATATCTGGTTTTCTTTGGTGACGAATTGGGCTTCCATGGAAGCACGGTCTATGAACACTTGGCGTAACGTAGGGTAAAATCGAAATTCATAGGCATAACCGATTGCTTTGCCAAGCATGTAACCGGCATCAGTCACAGCACTGTTCTTGTTTGCTCTAGCGTTGAACCTACCAAGTGCCTTGCCCATTAAGGGCAGGCACATGTGGTGTCCATAGCGGCTAGGAAGAAACGACTTGCTGAGAAATGATGCTTGGTACAAGCAAGCGTGGCGAAAAACTTTGGCCTCCATCATAGCTTCAGTAGCAACTGAGGCATAGATTTTGGTCAAGTATTTGGTTTCACCAAGGATGCAGGCAATCATGTCATCACCCATCAATAACGCGCGGCACTTACGGATTCGCAGCTTTGTCAAGCTTGCCCACAAAATGCAACCGTTCCAAAACGTGTTGCGAAATGTGGTGTCAGTCGCTCCAGTGGGAAGTTGGTTCTCAAGTTTGGCTTTAATACCGTGTTTGAAGTTGTTGACCTTGAATTTATTGGTTTTCATGTGCAACCGCACAAACCATTCAGGGCAACCTAACACGCGCATTAATGAGATCTCCAACAACTGAACATCGGAGCATTGAAACTTGTCGTTGCTGCTAAAATCCGCTTCTACCCAATATTCCTTGTCTTCACGTTTCTCCACATGCGGGATATATTCTTCGGGCGTCTTCTTGTAACTGCTCTTGAACTGCCAATCTCCTTTCATGCCATTTAGGCAGACATCAAATCTTCTCATTAATTCATTGAAGACTGGTCCGGAGATCGCGTTGTACAAGTCAGTTCCTTTGAAGATCACTCGCGGGGCGAAGTTGGGCTTGTGTCCAACTAAAAGGGCCTCGATCTTAACGAATATTTCCTTGTCAGTGTAGTGTTGCAGCTTAGCGTTGGGGAGGGTCCTCAGAGATTCATCCATGCGTTTCTGTTTCTCTGGGTCGAACTTGTCCCTCCATTCCTTGTAAAGCTGCTCTGTCCACTGGAATTGACGGAGAGGCTGAGGTGCAATCTTCTTCACAAACTCGTGGGCGCTCTTGATAATGAACGGTGTGGCACGTCCTGCGTTGTGGTAATTACAACGTTTTCGGAAAGCGGCCACAGTGTTATGCCATCCATTATCCGGCACAAAAGGATGGAGCCCATGTAGCAATGGACCTAGGTTCGATTCAAGAACCTGCTTGTTTTCCAGTTGAGCTGGTTGACGGAAGACAGCGCTCGCAATTGGGCTTATGATTGGATTTGCAATCTTATGATACTCAGCAACTGACGCTACGTATTCGTATCGGTTGTGTCCCCGAAGCATGCTGACCCATGCATCGGTTGAGCTGGACGGTGGGGGTGTTGGTGGCGGTGGTGGTGGTGGTGTAG